CCGGCGGCCGCGCCCGCGACCCAGCCCGTGCCGATCGGCGCGAGAGCGGCTCCGGCAGAGGCGGCGGCAGCAACGTTGGCGGGGCTCGAGAACACGCCGGGGAAGCCGACCTTCGGCCCCGCACAGTAGATGCCGCCGGCCTTGAACCCGTACAGGTTCAGCGACAGTATCTTCGGCGCGGTCCCGGTCGGCTGCTTGACGCGGGCGCACGGGACGATGGTGGCGACGTCGCTGCCCGCCGGGACGGAGGGAGCCGCGAGGTGGTAGTAGATGCCGGGACTGCCCGCGGACATGCGCCGGATGTAGGTGGTGTCCAGGCCGTCGTGCATGATCGCCCCGCCGGTCCCGCCGGTGGAGGCGAAGCGGCTGTGGCGCGCGTTGTCCCACGTGATGGGGGCGACGGTCGTCTTCGGCATGGCTTACCTCCTCGCGATCTGGTCGGCAAGCTGCTTGAGGCTCTGGTTGACGATCGCTCGGACGTCTTCCACGGTGGCGGTCGTGCCGCTGGGGAACGCGATCTGCACGGCACCCTCCGCGATGTAGACGGGGCGCGAGGAGGATGCACCGGCACCGGCGAACGCGGGCGACAGCGAGCCGTAGGAGCCGTAGGAGCCGCCGGCGGTCGCGCTCGCCCCGAAGGTCGCGTTCGCGCTCACGGAGGCGGCAGCGGCCATACGTGAGGCCGCGGACGTCACAGCGCCGATGCCGCCGGTCATGCCGTTGGCGAGACCGGCGGCAATGTGCTTGCCGATGCCAGCGAACACGGTGGACGGTGACTTGATGCCGAGCAGGTTCTTGACGAAGCTCACGGCGCCGCTGAACAGCGACCCCAGCGTCGAGGTCACGGCCTTCCACGCGGCCTTGAGCCCGGCGACGAGGCCGTCGACGATCTGGCCGCCGATCTTGCCGATGCCGCCGAAGACCGTCTTGAAGATGCTGATGACCGACTTCCACGCACCGGACCAGTCTCCCGTGATGAGCTGCATCCCGAGCTTGATGACGCCCAGCACGGTGGAGACGATCGTCTTGACCAGCGTGCTCGCGACTCCGAACGTCGTCTTGATGATCGGGACGATGACGGGCGCGAGCTTGTTCCACACCGCGATGACGGCGTTGATGACCGTCGTGATCGTCTTCTTGATGAGCGGCATGTTCGCGACGACCCAGTTGACGACCATCTGGAACGTGCCGCGCATGGTCGCCGCGAATCCCATGATGGCCGGGAGCGCGGGCCGCAGTCCGTTCATGACCGCGCTGCCGAGCTTGCCCAGCGAGCCCATCAGCGTGGTGGACAGCTGCCGGAGCGGGCCCATGACCGGCGCGAAGCCTGCAAACAGGCCCTTCACCTTGTCCCAGTTCGTGTAGATGAGGAACGCGGCCGCGGCGACTCCCACGACGATGGCGCCGATCGGACCCAGGGACGCGTTGGCGAGCAGCATCGCGGCACCGATCGCGGCGATGCCGATCACGACTTGCTTGGTGGAGCCAGGCAGCTTGTCGAACATCGCGGCTAGGTTGGACCCGGCGTCCATCAGCTTGGTCAGCGCCGGGAGCAGCGCCGTGCCGACGGTCGACTGCAGCCCCAGCAGGCTGTTCTTGAACCGGTCCTGGGCACCGGCCGCCGTCTTGCCGTATGCCTCAGCCGCGCCGCCGAACTTCTTCTGCATGGCGGCCAGCGCCTCATGCGCGGTCGAGCCCTTCTTGAGCACGATGCCGTAGCGAGTCAGGATGCCGGTGTTGCCCGCCGCGACGCGCCCGACGAGCTGCCCGGCCTTCGACATGTCCATGCCCTTGACGCGCGCAAGGTCCTGCGTGAGCCCGAGCAGGCTGATCGACTTCCGGTAGTCGCCCGTGCCGACGGTCAGCTGAGTCAGAGCCCCGCGAAGCTCGCCCTTCGACTGCCCGGTGAGCTTCGACTGCGAGGCGAGGACGGCGTCGATCTGCGGCTTCACCTTCGAGAAGTCCACGCCGGTGTTCGAGACCATCGTCCCGAGCTTGGCCCATGACGTCTGTGCGTTGACGGCGACGCCTATGGAATCCTTCAGCCAGCTCGTGATGCCGAGACCGGCGATGGCGGACCCGATGCGCCCGGCCATGCTCCCAGCCGCCTGACCCATCTTGCTGAACGAACCCTTGATGCCGGTGCTGCTCTTGGCGACGCCCGACTTGAGCTTGTCGAGGTCCTTCTGCGCGGCGTCGATCGCCCGCATGTCCGACTTGCCGATGACGGAGATGATGACGGCCACTAGGACACCCCCGCCCGGTCCATCGCGGCCTGCAGCTCAGACTCGGCGGTCTTCCAGATCCCTTCGACCTCGGCGAGGACGGTCGCCTTCTTCAGCCCCCACGCGGACCACATGAAACGACCCGGACTGCCGTAGTAGCCGCTCAGCCAGTCGATCATGGCGCGGCCCTGCGGCTTCACCACGTTGCCGGGCTTGCCCGCGAACTCGAAGATGGCGGCGTTCTTCCCCAGCTTGCTGCCGGCGCGGGCGTAGACCTTCATACCGGCGCTCTTGCCGCGCTCGGTGATCTTGACGCCGAACCCGCCCTGGGCAGCGAGCGGGGCGCGGGCGTTGGCGAGGTTCGACACCTGCTTGCCGGCCTTGCGCAGAGACGACTTCATGCGTTTGAGCGCGCCCGGCTCGAACTTCCGCAGAGCCAGCGCGGTAGCCTCGAAGTGCTCGACCTTGACCTCGGTCTCGTATAGGCTCACCGCCGCACTCCGCTTCCGTCTCTCAGCCGCCCGTCCTCTGCCTGAGCTCAGCCATCAGGTCGTCCTGTCGCTTCTCACGCGCCCGGTCGGTCAGGATCTCGTGCAGGGCCTCGAACACTTCCGGGTCACACCGCTCCAAGTCGAGGCCGAACCCTGCACCAAGCGCCACGTCCGCGATCAGGTACGCGGCGCGGGAGATTCCCCCTCGGCGTCCGGCAGCACTTCGGCGCGCAGTACTTCGGCTTCCTTCTCGTTGATGTTGCCGAGCGCCAGAGCCTGGTCGATCATGCGGGCCGTGTAGACCGGCTCGATCTCGGAGACGACGGCGGCGGACCACACCTCGAACGTGACGTCCGCGGCTCCGGCGATGTGCATCCGCTTGGCCGCGAGCCACGCCTTGTACGTCGTGACCTCGTCGTCGGTCCAGCCCTTGCCTCGCAGATCGCGCGTGGCGACCATGCCCTCGCCGTTGCCGATAGTGACGATGTCCTCGTCGCGTGCCTCGTCGTAGTACCGAACGTGCATCCTGAGAAGCATTGCCCCTGCCTTTCCTAGTAGGTCGCCATGCCATTGCTGAGCACGCACACCAGCGGAGAGGTGCCACCGACGGCCATGGCGGCCTTCCCGACGAGCGCGATCTCCGCGTTGCCACCCTTGGGGTCGACGTCCGGATACTCGGTCTCGAACGCGACCTTGCTGCCGGTGATGGCCAGTGAGCCGGTGCCGGCGTTCTCCTTGAGCGTGATCGCGAGCGAGCCATACGGCGCGGTCGGTGAGTAGGCCGAGCCGTCGGACGTCCCGGTGGCGGCCGTGTTCCACATCGCCATGTCCTCGGGGACGACGGTGAGCTTGCAGGTGGCCAGGAGGAGCGTCCGGGCGCCGGGGTCGTCGGCCTCGAGTGTTCCGGATGCGAAGACGGCGTCGTGGCCGCCGTTGAAGTCGATCTCGCCTTCAGTGATGCGGGCCATGACGGGGACGCCACCGACGATGGCGATCTGGAACGTCCCGCCGACCGGCACGAGGAACGACTCGGAGCCGGTCTCGTCCGTGGTCGGGGTGAACGTCAGCGGGAAGGACAGCACCGTGCCGGCCGCCTTGACCGTCAGGGTGACGGGCTCGTTGCCCTTCCACTTGAGCGTGATGCCGTCGATCTTCACGTCACGCATGGCGCGCAGCGCGCCGTTGTAGCTCTCGAAGACGCTCAGGTACGGCTGCGCGGCCGCGAGCCCGAACGTGTGGACGTAGGGGCCCGCGCCGGTGACGACGTCCGAGCCGAACAGTCCGAGCAGGTACAGGCCGAGCACCTTCAGGTACGCGCGGGTGTCGAAGCCGACGCCCGAGTCGATGCTCGTGCGGTCGACGTTGGACGGCGTGATGCTCCCGGACGTGACGTCCGCGAAGTCCTGCTTGGGGACGGAGTCGATGATCTTGCCTCCCGCGACGCCATGAGCGAAGACGGGGTCGGCCTCCAGCGTGCCCTTGGCGACCTGCTTCGCGACTCCGGCGAGTCCGTATGCCTTATTGAACGGTGACATCGGTTGTCTCCTTCTTCGACTTCGGAGCCTTGGGCGTCTCGTCCACAGGCGAGGCGAGGCCGGACCGGATGAGCAGGTCGATCACGGCCGCGTCGACGTCGGCGGCTTCGACCTCGCCAGCGACGACGTCGACGGAGGTCTCCCCGCGGCCGTCATGCAGCTCGACGTGGGCGTTTGCTGTGATCGCGTATCTCATGACCTCACTCTGCCTTCCGTGTCAGCCGACGAATGCGGAGCACGCGACGTCGATGGTCAGCGCCGCGTCCCGGCTCCGGGCCTCGGCGTCGGCGACGCCCGAGTCGAACTCGGTGCCGGTGATGACCGCCTGCATGACGACGCCGCCCAGCGAGGGAGCGGCGGTGAGTGCGGCTTCGATGGCGACCTTGACGGTGTCGACCTCGCTGCGGATCTCGAGTGCGGTCGCGCCCGTCTTCTTGGCGTAGAGCCAGATGTGCAGCGTGAACTTCTCGTCGTAGCAGACGAGGCCGGACGTGACCTCGGTCCGCTCGGTGATGACCTGCTCGTCGACCCAGCACTCGAGCTCGCCGCGGTCGAGCGGGATGCCGTAGTCGACGTGCCACGCTGCGAGCGCGGGCAGCGCCTTCAGCAGCACCGTGAGCGCGTCCTGTGCGGGGAACGCGCGGTCGCCGGTCGCCATGTCAGCCCACGACCGGACGGACGCGCCCGAACTGGTTGATGGCCGCGTCGACGTCGGGGATCCCGGTGAAGCCGTCGCGGCCGGCGATAGTGATCCGGTACTGCATCTCGCCGATGGTCGACGCGGTCGCGCGCGCCGGGAGCGTCGTGGACGGAACGATGTGCTCCTTGGCCAGGATGAGCGCGGCGCGGCGGATGGGACCAGGCGCGCGGTCGAAGCCGTAGGAGTAGTGGACGGCGATGTTCGCGAACCCGCGTGGCCACGGGAGC